GCCGACATTCTGCACGGTCACGCTAACCACTTCTTCGAGGGGAACCCGCAGTCCGGGTGGATCATCCCTATGATCGATGTGTGGGCGTTGCGTTCGCCGTACCTCAAGAACTATCAGATAGCGGCGTGGGCTCCTGTCGATCACCTCACCGTTCCGCCGGGCGTCATGGAGTTCTTCGCTGAGACAAACGCGATTCCTGTCGCTATGTCGCGTCATGGCGAAACATGCTTTATGCGCCAGGGGCTCGAGCCGGTCTATATCCCGCTGTCAGTTGACACGACGGTATTCAAGCCGACGCCGACGCTCGTTATCGACGGCAAGACAATCTCGGCCCGTGACCTGTTCGGACTGCACGACCGGGCCTTCGTGGTCGGTGTCGTGGCAATGAACAAGGGGAACGTGTTTGACCGCAAGGGCTGGTCGGAAATGTTCTACGGGTTCGCCAAGTTCCGACAGGCCCGCAACGATGCGATCCTGTTCGTGCATTCCGACGCCATCGGGGCCGAGGGTGTTTCGCTGTACGAGCTGGCGAAAGATGCCGGCATCCCACCGGCGGCGCTTATCTTCTCAGACCAGTACGCATATGCAATGGGGTTCACGTCAGAGATGATGGCCGCGGCGTATACCTCGATGGATGTGCTGTTATCGGCATCGCACGGTGAGGGGTTCGGGGCGCCGGTGATTGAGGCTCAGGCGTGTGGTACGGCCGTTATTGTTTCGAACGCGACATCGCAACCTGAACTTGTTGGGTTGGATGCTGGTTGGCTCGTCGAGGGTCAACGAATGTGGGATGAATCGCAAACTTCGCCAGCGTTCTGCCCGTTCGTTGAAGATATTGTCGGGGCGCTTGAGATGGCTTACGGCGCCGACCTCGACGAGATGCAAGGCCCCGCGATCGCCGCAGCGATGCGCTTCGACGCTGACGCCATATATGACGAATATTGGCGGCCGTTCATCGCTGCGCTTGAGCCGGTTGTGCCGGACATCAAGCCACCGATGACTGACGTGGCTGTGATTGTGCCGGTCATGCAACGCCCGCAGAATGTTCGGGCGCTCGTTGATTCGTTCAACGAGTCGAATGACGGGACGGCGGCGCTGTATCTGGTATGCGACGACGACGACGAAGCCGAGATCGCTGCTGTGCGTTCTGCTGGCCTTGAACCGTTGTGGGCCACCAGGGGGCACACGTTCGCTCAGAAGGCCAACGTGGGTTATCAGGGTACCTCTGAGTCGTTCTTGTTCGTGTGCGGCGATGATTGCGAGTTCACGCCGGGGTGGCTCGACCAGCCCCGGCAGCTATCGGACCGTTACGACGTGATAGGCACGAATGACGCGGAGAAGGGCCGGGTTCGCAATCCCGACGTCGCGGCGGGCCTACACGCCGACCACTGGTTCACTAGGCGCGATTACATCGACAAGGTCGGCGCTTGCCTTGAGGGGCCGGGGCTGTTCTGCCCTGAGGCTTATTATCACTGGTGGGTTGACCGGGAAGTGATCGGGTTGGCTAAGGCTCGGGGCGTGTTCGTCTCGGCGCTTGAGTCGAGGGTGATTCACCATCACCCGGGGTTCGATGGTGACGAGACGGCCCGCGCGGATGACCCTGTCTATATGAAGGCGGTCGAGTGGGCTGAGCGTGACGCTACGGTGTTTAAGCGTCGCGAGCCGCTGATATCTCGGCACGGGGCGGGGGCACGATGAACGCTCCCTGTGAGGTTGAAGGGTGCGACAGGCCACCCCACGCAAAGGGTTTGTGCGGAATGCACTACGACCGGCAACGCATCGAAGCGTTGACGGACCCCTGTGAGGTTGAAGGGTGCGACAGGCCACCCCGCAAAAAGGGAATGTGCGGAATGCACTACGACCGGCAACGCATCGAAGCGATGACGGGCACCTGTGAGGTTGAAGGGTGCGACAGGCCACCCCGCAAAAAGGGAATGTGCGGAGCGCACTACGACCGGCAACGGCGAGGCCGCGATATGGGCGCTCCGATAAAGGGGGATCTCACTTCGTGGGTTGAAGGTAACGGGTACGAAAGGGTTCGACCGCCCGGCGGCGGGCCGGCGGTATCCGCTCATCGATTCGTGATGGAGCAGGACCTTGGGCGGCCGTTGTTCAAACACGAAAACGTCCACCACATCAACGGGGTGAGAGACGACAACCGTATCGAGAACCTCGAATTGTGGAACACATCGCAGCCATCGGGCCAACGGATTGCCGATAAAGTTGCGTGGGCGATCGAGCTGCTGACACGATACGCCCCCGAAGTGTTTGACGAAGAAGCCGTGCAACTCCGGTTGGTGTCCTCATGAGCCGCCTGATCGTAGATACGTTCATGATAAACGGGGAGCTCGACATGCTCGAATGTCGGTTGACGACGATGTCGCCGGCGGTCGATTACTTCCTAGCCATCGAAGCCGACGTAGACCATCAAGGCCACCCGAAGCCGTACCACCTGACTGAGAACATTGAGCGGTTCGCCGAGTGGGGCGACCGGCTGATCGTGGTGAAAGCAACAGACCTGCCGACGGTGGCGCAAGATGTTATGCTGCCGCATGATCTGCGGGCCTGGTCCCGCGAATGGGCTCAACGCGACTGGGTGTGGCAAGGGCTCCAACGGGTGCCCGGTTTGACCGACGACGCCATCGTTCTTCACGGCGACGTCGACGAGATTTGTCACCCGCTTTCCATTCTGAACGCTTTGCCACGCCACCGCGAGTTCGTGATATTCGCACAAACGATGTATTCGTTCGCTGTTGACTGGTTGCACCCGGACGCCTGGGGCGGCACGGTTGCCGTCACTGTGGCCACCGCCAGGGAAATCGGGAACCGTGAGATTGTGGCCGGCGAACTACAACACCCCGGAGCGTGGCAGCTCATACGAAATAACCGCAACGGGCTGATTAAAGTCTATTTGCCGGACGGGGGGCGGGGCTGGGCGTCGACGGTGCTGCCGGAAGCCGGTTGGCATTTCACTTGGCTTGGCGGGGCGGTAGCGACGGAGAACAAGCTTGGGGCGTTCTGTCATCCCGAGGTTGCAGATCGGATAGCGACGGGGCTGGCCTCGGATTCGTTCATGAGGGAAGGGTTCCATACCGACGGGCGCAAAATGATCCCGGTTGACGTCGATGACACCTGGCCGGTATGGATACCGAATCGCGCCCCGACGTCATGGTTTAGGCCGCGATGAATGTGCCGCCGAGAGTGACCGACCTGGCAACCGACTACCATTGGCGCTCGACAACCGCATCCGACATAAACGAGCACCTACCTACGTTCGTCGACCTGGTGCAGGTGCTTAACGCTCAGCACGTCATCGAACTCGGCACCCGCTCCGGCGTCAGTACTGTGGGATGGTTGCACGGGCTAACCGCAACCGGCGGACACTTGACCTCGATCGACCTGTCGCCACGCCCAGACCTCGACCACTACGAGGGTTGGACGTTCATTCAGGGCGACGATCTGGACGAAGCGATAGTGTCGGCGCTTGAGCCAGCGGAGATCGTGTTCGTCGACACATCACACACCTACGAACAGACAGTGGCCGAGCTTGAAAGGTACCGGCACCTTGTCAAGCCGGGCGGCGTGATCGTGCTACACGACACCGAAAACCGGATTCCGCTAGACGCTCCGCGCCGCCCGTTGTTCCCGGTCAAGCGTGCGATCAAAGAGTTCGCGGAGGCCAACGGGCTCGACTGGTTCAACTACCCGAATAACTACGGGCTCGGCATCATCCGAATGAAAGGCTAACATGGCGATCACAAATGGATATGCGACGCTCGCCGAGATCAAGGTCGCAGTCGGGATTTCCGACACCACTGATGACACGGTGCTCGAAGCGGCGGTAGAGACGGCATCACGCCAGATCGACGCCTACTGCGGCAAGGGCCGCAAGTTCTGGCAGGATTCGACGGTCGTAGCCCGCAAGTACCGGCCGGCGATGGCTAACGTCGCGGTGGTCGATGACGTGTCGACGCTCACGGGATTGCTCGTGAAGGTTGACACCTCAGACAATGGGACGTTCGATACGAGCTTGACGATCGCAACTGACTTTCAGGTCGAGCCGCTGAACGCTGCCGCTGAGTCTCCGGTCAGACCGTGGACCTTGATTCGTTTACTTGACGGGACGCTTACACAGTTCACGGCGCTCGGTTCTGGTCGGCCGGCGGTGGAGGTTACAGCTAAGTTCGGATGGTCGGCCGTGCCCACAGCGATCGCCCGTGCCTGCATCATCCAGGCCCGCTCAATTTACAAGGCGCCAGACACGCAGTTCGGCAGCTTCCAACTATCGATAGACGGTCAGCCGCAACGTGTCCCTGCTCTCGATCCGATGGCGCGGGCACAGCTCGAACCCTACATTAGGTTCGACGAGGTCGACGACTAATGGCTCAGCCTACGATTAACGACGCGTGCGCTGCTGCCGCTGTAGCTGTAGCCACCATCTCGGGGCTGCGGGCTATCGGCTACGTCGACGATATGATCAATCCGCCGCAAGCGCAGATTTATACTCGGGCGTATGATCCGCGCATGGTGCTTGGGAATTCTAAGCGCACGTTCCTCCTCGGGGTCCGGGTTTTTGTACGGCGCACCGATCCACGCTCGGCGCAACTTTCGCTCCGGACGTATATGGAACCGACCGGGTCGAACTCGATCACGGCGGCAATCGAGAACGAGGCGCTGTGGCCGGTAACGGTTGACTACGCCGAGGTCAGCAACATAGGGCAGCCGTCAGAGGTCGAAACGGCCTCAGAAATCTACCTCGTCGTCGATTTTGACGTCGATGTCGTCTGGTAAACAAGGAGAACTAATATGGCGTTCAGAAACTCGCAACAAGCTCGGGCCTATGTCGGTATCCTTGGCGCATCGTGCTACACCCGCACACTGTCGATTGAGGCCAATAACGCGATGCACGACACGACCACGATCTGCGACACGTCGAAACAGTTCATCGTCGGGGAGAACACCTCGTCGGTTTCGATTGCCGGGCCGCTCGATGACTCCGCCACTTCAAATGGGCAGTGGGATGCGTTGACCGACCAGAAGCAGGCGACGACCCCTACCCCGATCACGATAATGCCGCTAGGTACTGATGGGGCGTCGTGGCTGTTCGAGGCGGACGAAACGAACCTTGACACGACGGCCGGCGTTGGCAGTACTGTGGACTGGTCGATGGCGGCGCAGACTACCGGCGTCACTGACGCGGCCGGCGTCGTGATCGAAAATAACACCACGATCACGAACACGGCGAACGGGGCGGCGCTCAACGCCACCGCGCAGACCACTAACGGCGGTGTGGCACATTTGCACCTAACCGCTTTTGCCACGGTCACGTCTGACACGATCAAGATACAGGACAGCTCTGACGGGTCCACGGGGTGGGCGACTATCGCTACCTTCACAGCCGCTACTGGTCTGACGTCTGAGAGGGTCGTTATCGCTGGGACCATTAAACGATATGTTCGAGTCGTTGACACGGTTGTTGGTGGCGCCGGTTCGGTCACCCGCACTGTCGCTATCTCCCGCCGCTGATCCCTCTGCCGGGCAAGATCCCCCAACCCTTACCAAATACGGAGGCAATACATCATGGCATTCAAGGCAGGAAAAGACGCGTGGCTGATGGTCGACGGGATCGCCGGCACGGGCGTCAACATCACCGCATACGTTGATCAGGCGTCACTTGATCAACCGATCGACACGCATGACGTGAGCGTGTTTGGGTCAAACGCTAAGGCGTTTATTCCGGGGCTTGCAGACGGCGGCGCGGTGTCATTCAGCGGCCCGCTTGACGTGGCGCTTGGCACATTCATCGCAGCGTTAAAGGGCGGCCACGCCGCTGGCTCGGCGTCGTCGACTGTCGTGTTCGCTCCGGGCGGCTCGGTTGCCGGTTTGATCAAGCAGACCGCGGAGGGCTACATAACGGATTACTCCGTTTCTGCCGGGGTCGGTGGCCGCACTGAGTATTCGGCGGCGATGCAGATCACGGGCGCCGTCACTAACGGGACTTGGTGAC